TAATATACGATTCACCATCAATTGTTTCTTTTTTAAGGTCGCCTCTAGTGAACATCATATCACCTTGCAACACACCTTTAATACCTAATTTTGACAAATGTTCTAGTGCATACTTTAGTTTATTATTTAAACCTTCAGCCGGATGATTTTCATCAATATCTTTATCTGTGTAGTTTAACTTTGCATTTTTATTAAAGATAGATTTTGTACCAACAAAAAATTTACCATTTTCTGGATTTACTCCACAAAAAATAGCAGGAGCACCATCCCATTTTGTAGTGATATTAACTTTAGATTCGGCATGACCTGCCAACATGTTACGCAAAGACTGTAAAAAATTAATGGCACTACGAGCACCAGCAACACCACCATTGAGAACTTCATCCTCAATGTGCTCTAAGTGTACATTTTTACCTTCTTTCGATTCTTTTAAAAACTCTATAAATTTCATTTTAGCTATACTTTATGAATATACTACTATTTTTTGTGGCTGAAGATGCGTATTGAAACATGTATGAACACAAAGCATCCATCTTTTTATTTTTAATCATAGTATAAACAAGATGTACACCAATATATTTTGACATCCACCAAGTTTTATCTTTCTTTTGTCCTGATTTTGCTTGAGCTACCAAAGTAGGAATAGATTC